CTTATCGCTGGTTGGAAACTAAAAGAACTTGTTCATCAGAACCCTATTCAGGACAAAGAAGGTCTTACTCAATATTTTCAACCAGAGAAAGAACATGTGTATATTATGGTCTGCGACGTTTCTCGTGGTAAGGGTCTCGATTATTCGGCATTTCAGTTGGTTGATGTGACATCAATGCCATACCAACAGGCATGTGTTTATCGCAACAACTCAGTAACTCCTATTGATTATGCAGACACTATACATAGAATAGCAAAAGCGTATAATAATGCTTCGGTTCTTGTGGAGGTAAACGACATTGGCGAGCAAGTTTCACACTCTCTTCACTACGATTTCGGCTACGAGAACGTACTCTTTACTGAGAATGCTGGTCGTTCGGGTAAGAGAATTACTGGTGGGTTTGGCGGCGGTAATGTCGATAAAGGCATTAGAACTACTAAGATAGTCAAGACGATAGGTTGCTCGATCCTGAAGCTATTGATTGAACAGAACCAGTTTGTAGTCAATGATTTTCATACGATCAATGAGCTCTCGACTTTCTCTAAGAAAGGTAATTCGTATGAGGCTGAACCAGGCAAACACGACGACTTGGTAATGTGTCTCGTCCTGTTTGCTTGGCTTTCGGAACAGCAATACTTTAAAGATTATACAAATATAAATACGCTTATGTCGCTCAGAGAGAAAACTGAGGATGACATGGAGCAGGATATGGCTCCGTTTGGGTTTGTTGAGACTGGCCACGACGAAACTATGATGGACGAGTCCTATGAGAGATTCGTCTCTGACAGCTGGATGAACAATCACTCAGATTTCTAAGATCTCCCAATTTATAAATAATAAGAACGAATAAGCAAGTTCTCGCAATAGGGAGATAATAAGATGGCAATTCAATTAAGCCCAGGTGTTAATGTTACCGAAATTGACCTTACTACGGTTGTTCCTTCCGTAGCTACTACCGATGGCGCCTTTGCTGGCGTTTTTCGTTGGGGTCCAATTGGCGAAAGAGTCTTTATTGACACCGAGGATCGTCTGGTAGCTCGTTTTGGTAAGCCTACTAATTTCAATCCAGAAACATTTTTCACAGCTGCAAACTTCCTTTCATACGCTGATCGTTTGTGGGTTTCTCGTGCAGCTAATACTTCTGGTGCAACTCCTTATGTTCCGTTTTGTAACGGTAACACTTCTAGTAATGTATTCATAATAACTGATACTTCAGAAATTTCTGTTGGTATGTATTTGACACAGACCTCTAATGCTAGCATTATAGCAGCTGGAGAAAAAACTTATGTCGTATCTAAGAATTCTTCTTCTATTGTTCTTTCGAAAGCAGCTGCTCAAACTGGCCCAGTAGACCTGTATTTTGGTCGACCAGAGACAACTTATACAGCAGTTGGATTTGATACTGAATCTGGGGATGCTCGTGTGGCCAACCTTGTTCATCAGATTGTAAAGAATTTAAATGATTATAATTCTAAAGATGGCACTTTTGATTCTGATATTATCTATCTGGCCAAATATCCAGGTTTGATTGGTAATTCTCTTCGTATAGGTGTTTGTGATAATCCAAATAGTTTCTCTACTGTTATTAATACAACTGCTAACACTGACACAATGACTCGTTATCTTGAGTTCCGTATCGGTGATAAGAATGCATATCTTAAATTCTTAGGATCTAATACTGATTTTGCTAATGAAATTGCTTCTCAGATTTCTATAGGCGATCAGATTAAAGCAGGTAATTCTGCCATTGGTTACCAATTCATGCAGGTTCTTGATACTAATGTAACATTCGATATTGACTCTATGGCTGTTGTTGATGGTAATACAGGTATTAAAGATAGTTTCTTCTCTATAGCTAATAATAAATTCACTAATGGCGACGCTCTTATTTACTCTAATACTTCAACTACTGCTGAGATTAATGGTCTTACGAGTAATACAACTTATTATGTTGTTCATTCTAATACCAGCGGTATTAAATTAGCTGATACTCCATTTGGTGATATTGTTCCTGTTCTGCCGACTGCTAATGCTGTTGCGCAGTTTACTTCTAACACTTCAACTCTTACGGTAACTTTTGAAGATCCATATCGTCTTCATTCTGCTTATATTACTAATCAGATTAACCGTAACTGGGAATTCTTCAATGTGTTTGAGACTCCTCCAGGTCAATCAACTTGGCAGTTGAACAATGGTAATACTTCTGCTCTCGATGAGCTTCATCTTGTTGTTGTTGACGATGGTGGTATTATTACTGGGACACCAGGAACTATTCTTGAGTCTTATAAAGGTCTTTCGCGTGCAGTAGATGCTAAGAATATTGATGGTTCTGGTAACTATTATAAAGATGTTCTTAATCAAGGTTCTCAGTTCATCTGGTGGGCTAATGATCGTTCTGTTGCTCTTTCTGCTCCAGGTCAGTTACTTACTACTTCTGTAGCTGCTGCTCCTGCTGACATTAAATTGGTACTTGGCTCTGATGGTCTTGATGAGAATTCTGCTACTTTAAGTTCTCTCGGCCAAGCATGGGATTTGTTTGCTTCACCAGAAGATATCGACATTTCTCTGGTTATTCAAGGAAAACCAGTCGGTGGTGTTACTGTTGTAAACGGCGAAACTATCAATAATTATCAATTGGCTAATTATTTGATTAATAACATCGCTGAACTTCGTAAAGATTGTATTGCTCTTATTTCTCCTGATAGAGCAACAGTTATCAATAACATTGGTTCAGAAGCTACTAGTCTTAAGAACTGGAGAGGAGCTCTTGTAAGTTCTTCTTATGCTGTTATGGATTCTGGATATAAGTATCAGTACGATCGTTATAATGATCTATATCGTTGGGTTCCTTTGAACGGTGATATCGCAGGTACATGCGTGCGCACTGATCAGACTAATGATGCTTGGTGGTCACCTGCTGGTTACAACCGTGGTAACATTAAGAATGTTATCAAGCTGGCATATAATCCAAATAAACCTGCTCGTGATATTCTTTATCCAAACGGTGTCAACCCAGTTGTTACTCAGCCAGGACAGGGTACTGTTTTGTTCGGCGATAAGACTCTTCAAACTAAACCATCAGCATTCGATAGAATCAATGTTCGTCGTCTGTTTATCGTTCTTGAGAAGGCTATCTCGACTGCTGCTAAGTATTCACTGTTCGAGTTCAACGACTCGTTTACTCGTGCTCAATTCCGTAATCTGATTATTCCATATCTGAGAACGGTTCAGGGTCGTCGTGGTATTACTGACTTTAAAGTAGTGTGTGACGAAACAAACAATACACCACAGATTATTGATAGTAATCAGTTTGTCGGCGATATCTATATCAAGCCAGCTAGAAGCATTAACTTTATCCAGCTTAACTTCGTTGCTGTTCCATCTGGGGTTCAGTTCTCTGAAGTTGTTGGCAAGTTTTAATAAATAAAAGAAAAAACGCTCAGAGGAGTAAAGTTAAATGGCTTTTAATATCGCTCAGTTTAAAACAAATGGTCTGGTGTATGGTGGCGCCAGACCATCCTTATTCGAAGTAATCTTTTCGGTTCCTTTGAACATCGGACTTAATCCAGTATCGGCTGACAAGGCTCGCTTTGTCTGTCGTGCTGCTGAACTTCCAGAATCAACTGTTTCTTCGATTGATATTCCTTATTTCGGTCGTAAGATTAAGGTTGCTGGTGAAAGAACATTCGCTGATTGGTCAGTGACTATTATGAACGACGAAGATTTCGCTGTTCGTTCTATGTTTGAGGCTTGGTCAAATGCTCTTAACCGTATGGTTGCTAACGTCCGTGATCCTGGAACTGCCGGAGAACTATATAAAACTGACTTCGAGATTGTTCAATTTGGTGTAGATGGTGTTCCTATTAGATCTTATGGTCTCGTTGGAGCTTTCCCAACTCAGGTTAGTGGTATCGGAGTTGATTGGAATTCTGGTAACAACATTGAAGAATTCACTGTAAACTTCGCATATGATTATTGGGTTCCTTTGCTTGAAGTTTCAGACCGTGTTGCTGGTGGTGTAAATCCATATGGTGATCGTGCCGTACTTGACAATACACCAGGTTAATAAATATATTGTAATGATGACGGAGGAAGCCATAAACTTCCTCCACTTATGAAGGAAAATACATGGCAACTTTTTTCGGCTTCGAATTCAAAAAGAAAGAACAGGAACCAGATCTCCCGTCGTTTGCTCCACCAAAGGATAGCGAGGACGGTGCTGTAGTCGTATCTGCAGGTGGTTCTTTTGGTACGTATGTTGACTTAGATGGTACAGTTAGATCTGAAGCTGAGTTAGTTACAAAGTATCGTGAAATGTCATTGCAGCCAGAGTGTGATGCTGCTATTGACGAAATTGTAAATGAATCTATTGCTATTGAAGAAGATAATCTTATTTCTATCAATCTTGATGATCTTAAAGTAAACGATAGCATCAAGAAAGCCATCACTCAAGAATTCAATTACTGCTGCGATTTGTTAGAGTTCAATCGTTTTGCCTACGAAATATTTCGTCGTTGGTATATCGATGGTAGACTTTATTATCACGTTGTTATTGATGAGAATAATCCAAGAGCAGGTATTCAAGAATTAAGATATATTGACCCACGTAAAATTCGTAAGGTCAGAGAAGTTATGAAGAAGCGTATCCAAGGTAATAATCCTGGTGACGCCACTATTACTAAAACTGTTAATGAATATTATATTTTCAATGATAAGGGTTTCAATTTTGGCAACAAGACCACTGGCCCTACGACTACTGGTTTGAAGATTGCTAAAGATTCTATTCTTCATATTGTGTCTGGTCTTACAGACAATCAAGGCACAATGGTATTATCATATCTCCATAAGGCGATTAAACCACTAAATCAGTTGCGCACCCTTGAAGACGCTTTAGTGATTTATCGCCTTGCGCGTGCACCTGAACGTCGTATTTGGTATATTGACGTTGGTAATCTGCCTAAGATGAAAGCAGAGCAGTACGTTCGTGATATTATGGTTAAGCATAAAAACAGATTAATATATGACGCACAAACTGGCGATATCAGAGATGATCGTAAGTTTATGACTATGTTAGAAGATTACTGGCTACCCCGTCGCGAAGGGGGAAGAGGGACTGAGGTTACTACTCTTCCAGGTGGCCAGACATTGGGTCAGATGGATGACGTTCTTTATTTCCAAAAGAAATTCCTCCAGACGCTCAACGTCCCCGTTTCGAGATTAAACTCTGACGCTTTGTTTTCCGTTGGTAGAGCAACTGAAATTACACGTGACGAATTGAAGTTCGTTAAGTTTGTTGTTCGCCTTCGACAGCGTTTTTCTCAGATGTTCACTAAGTTGCTTGAGAAGCAGTTGGTGCTTAAAGGCATTACAACTGTTGAAGACTGGCAAGCCATTCAGAACAAGATTAAGTTTGATTTTGCTAAGGATAACTATTTTGCTGAATTGAAAGACGCTGAGATTAATCAGGGTCGTATTGCTCTTGCTCAGCAGTATCAGCCTATCGCTGGTCAATATTATTCGCATGAGTGGATTCGTAAGAATGTTCTTAAGCAGACTGATGAGGATATTAAAGTTGAAGATGCTCAGATGGTTGTTGAGGCTAAGACTGAAGAACCACGTTGGGTCAACCCAACTATTCTACAGATACAGCAGATGGTAGAAGCCGAACAACAAAATCAAGCAGCTATGCAGCAGCAAGCAGATCAACAAGCTCAGGCTGATCAGCAAAATCAACTCGCACAGCAGCAGGGTATAGATCCAAATCAACAACCACAAGATCCTAATCAGAATCAAGATCTACAGCAGAAACTTGCAGAGTTGCAACAAGCTGAAATGTTTGTTAAGCAAATGAAAGAAAAAGGCGCTGCTAATAGAACTATGCAGCAAGAAGCTCAGTATAAATCTGCAGTTCAGAAAATTAGAGCTAATAAAGCAATTATAAATCAATATGCAGTTGCACAGAACCAACAGGCTCAGCAGCAACCGCCTCAACAAGCACAATAAAGGTGACATATGGCAGATAATAAATATGATTTAGAAGATCTAGTTGTGGCTGCAGCCGAGTCTAAGCCTCACGATTTTGAGTCCGCTTTTGATGATATTATCACTGGTAGAATCAGAGCCGCTGTTGAAGACAAGAAAGTTCAGATAGCACAACAACTCTATAACTATAAGCCTGGTGAGTTCATTCCTGAACCTGAAGGCGATACAAATACAGAGGAACCAGTAAATGGCGAAGAAACCGCTTAGAGATATTAGTCCAAAAGGCGATAAGAAGCTTCTTAGCGATAAGCTGAAGGGCGTAAATAAGAGCGAGATAGAGCCTACTGATCTTGATGCTTTTCTTATGGATCCAGAACATATGTCTGGCACTAAAGATTTTCTAAAGAAATATGCTAAGAAACAAGTTCACGCTGATCGTGTTGGTAACGTAGGCGAACCTTATTCTACATCTAAGAGTCAAGCAAAATACCCAAGAACAAATGACGAGATGTATGAAGACACTTCATGCACGTGTGATCAAGGCGAGGATTCTTGTAAAGTTCACGGAAAACATGCCAAGGCTAAAAAAAAGTTACTCCTGGGCGGTAAGAAAAATATGAAAGAGCACGCCGAGCTCTCTGGTCTTGATGCAATGCCAGGCGCTGCACCTGCAGGAATGGTAAGACATGCAGAGAACACTTGGAAAACTGCTGAGAACTATTTTGATAAACCACCAACTCAGTTGACTGGTGAAGGTAAGCCATTCTTATCAAAACTCGGTAGCGAGATTAAGAATATTCAAAAAGAAGCTGTTGAGAATCTTGATGAGAAAAACTGGATCAAGGGAGCTATTAAGCATCCTGGTGCTCTTCATAAAGAGCTTGGTGTTCCAGAAGGTGAAAAGATTCCAGCTGCTAAGTTGAATGCTGCTGCTAAGAAGGGCGGTAAAGAAGGCATGCGTGCTCGTCTTGCACAGACATTAAAGAAAATGCATGAAGCTGCTCCTCCTTCAAAAAATTCAGAAGAGTGGATCAAGAAGAATAAATCAAGATTTACTAAGGAATATGGTAAGGAAAAAGGCGAAGGTATTCTTTATGGTAAGGCATGGAATGATTACAATGCCAAGCATGAAGAAACTCAAACTGATTACACTAACACTAAGAATGGTCAGACTAAGCCACAATTACCAAGTGGTCGTAACTTAGATACAGGAAACCTATAATGATTATCAAACCATTAGGTAACGAAGTAGCTATTGATACTGCAAACAACGTAGGAAACGCTAATCTTATTAGAGTTATTAATGTTGCTGCTCCTACAGTTATGACATTGCAGTATGCAAATGGATTGAATTATGCTACTATAACCATTCAGAATAATGCTCCTGTTATTGTTCAAAAAAGAACAGGCGATCTCGTAACAGGCACAGGTCTAAAAGCTGCACCAGTAGCTTATAAGGGATAATAAAATGAAACTGATCACCGAACTTGTAGAAGAAGTTGAGTATGTCACTGAAGCCTGTGAGGACGGCGGCGAGAAAAAACACTATATACATGGTATATTTCTACAAGGAAATAAGAAGAACCGTAACGGACGTATATATCCTGTCAAGATTCTTGATAAGGAAGTAAAGCGTTATATGAAAGAAGTCATCAAGCCAAAGCGTGGTTATGGTGAACTCGGACATCCTGCTGGTCCTGCTATTAATCTTGATCGTGTTTCTCACCTAATTATCGATCT